TGACATCGGCAACCCACTAAAGTTTGTAGATGCACGCTACCTTAACGAAGGAAGGGCTTTCTATCTTCCGGGTAACTGCACAGGGATGGTTGAAACCGCCGACCAACAGGGGATTATATGCTTTACGGCTACTCAAGGCATCTTTCTTAAGTCTTCCGTCCAAGATCGCACCCAATGGCTATCTACAGCAGGATTCCAACAGACGATTCTCCCCAATATCGGGTGTGTTGCTCCTCGTTCTATTGTCCAGCACTATGGGCTTATCTGGTGGTATTCCTCTAGGGGGCTTATCAATCAGGATGACGCTCTTAGGCTTAATATCACCTCTCGCCTTACAGTTCAGGATAACGAAATGGCAGCTTCTAAGGCTTACCTAAGCTACGACCTAAGTGGGGTTTGCGGCGGAACGGATGAAAACTTCCTCTTTCATGCCGTTCCTTATGGTGATGCTAAGAATACGAGGGTTCACGTCCTCGACCAAGCCTCTTTTGATGGCAACGAGAACTCTTGGCCGGGTTACTGGACAGGCTGGAGGCCAGTTGAGTTCGCTACCGGGGTCATTACTAGCCACGAAAGGGTATTTACCATCTCCCATGACTATGATGGGGTGAATAGGATTTGGGAACTCTTTAGGGGGGAGAAAAATGATAACGGAATCCCGATTACTTGCTACGTCCAAACCCGCCCTCTCTTGTTTAACAACAGGGATTGGAAGAGGTTTAAGTATGCTGAGCTTGAGTTGGTCAATCTCTCTGGTAAGGTTGCTCTTAAGGTGGCTGCTGCGGGCCTCAGGGGTGGCTTCCAAAGCGTTTTAACTAAGGATATGGTAGCTACCGTGGGTCAGGTCTATTCCGACTCTCTTTATGGCCCTAATGAGCACGCAATCTATGGTTCTATGGCACAATCTAGGGTCGTTAGGACGCTGGATATGCCAAGTCCTAGCGATTGCAACTCAGCCTGCATCGAATCCGAGCATCGTGGGCTGATTGATAAGGGTTTCTCCCTAGCTATCATTTGGTCGGGCGAAATGGGGGTATCGGCCTATCGTATGTTCACCATCTATGAACCAGCCTCTCTTCAAGGTGTGTGTGAGGACAACGAAACAGGCGAAACTAGGCTTGTTAACCCTGAAGGATGTGGGTCTGAGGAGAAGTTCTCGGAAACCAAGGCTTTCGACAAGTATTACGCTACCTATACCTTTACCTACACGAATGGGGCAGGCGAAACCGCCTCTCGTAAGTCCATCCAGTCCTGAGTCCCCCTTACTTCTAGGTCTTTCTTGCGATACTTAATCCTAACCCAGCTATCACCTGCTACTTTGATACGACGATAGGTTGGATTAGTCTCCCAAGGAAGATAGTAACCGATAAGGGTATGGGGCGTTCCGTTGTTTTCATCAATGGCGATGAGTTTAACAAAGCCATTCGTCTCGTCCTTTTGCACCCGATCAATCCTAGCTATTGCGGGGGCGTCAGGGCTTGCTACGGCAAAGCCATAGATCATCGGGACAAGGAAGCCATCTTGGAGGACTCCATCACCTGCATCAGTATAGATACGTTTTCCTGATTCGTCCCAACCAAATACCCTAAGGCTCTTGCCGCTATCTTTAGCATTCTCTACTTGGGCGATAAGCTTAACAGGGGCGGAAGGGTCGCGGAAGGTAGATACAGCACCAAGTTCATCAGCATAACCAAGTGGGGTATATTTCTCATTACCCGGCCCATTCATGTGATACTGGAACCATTGGTCCCGCATCATGGTTGGAAACCCGCAGTTGTTGACAGCAAGAAGCGTAGCGACTTCAGCAGGAAGGGTTACGCATCCATCAACAATGCAGATGTCCATAGCACCCAAGGCAACATCGAATTTGCCTTGGTGATTTGCGAGGCGGACAGCATCGGTGATGCGACGAAACACAGCAGCTTCATCGCACTTACCTAGCACGTCCTTGCACTCCGAAATGATGGATGAGACATACATGGTATTAGCCGATAATTTCCATTTCAACGAAGGTTCCCTCAACCGCACGAACGTCAAGAGCACCACCAGAGCTTTGGGAGACAACTACATCGAAGTAGGTGATGCCCAAATCTTTAACAGGGATAACAGGCGTGGAAGCGTTAAGGTCGGTATAGGCGTCAGCAGCGGTAGAGACAGCAGACCAATTCTGGAGGGTTTCGGGGGAGCGAATCTTCATAGCCCTAAAGCCAGTAGAATTGGTATCGAATCGGATGCCTGCCGTAAGTTTAACCCAGCTAACCCCCGAAGGGACATGAATCCTAGTTGTGTCTCCCACGTTCCAGAAGCGGTCAACTCCGGGGGCGAGGTTCCAGTCTAGGTCATTACGAATAACCTTGGTCTCATCTCCCCATACAACCGATGTTTCGGTAGTATTTGGGATGGACTGAACGGCGGACTTACCAATCGAGAAGCCATAATCAAGACCTTGATAAATCTTATTGCGAGTGCCGATAGCTGCCTGATTAAGCTCAGTAATGCCAGCGCCATTAACAACAGAACCTTTGCTCGTGCTATAGGAGGTTCCGGCGCCAAAGGTAACTTGATCTCCGCCGCCAACAAACACGTTATCAGTAACAAGAACAGCTACAGCAGAGGTATCCGTTTTAACGCCATAATACATGGCGTAAATCTTGTTGTTGGAGACTACTACGTTCTTTACCGTAGAGAGGGCGACGGCAGTAGCGAGATTACTAACACCAGTAGCATCGGCCAAGATAAATGTGTCGGAGACAACGGCTTCGGAACATGCCTCAAGGGTGATAGCATTAACAGCAGCACGCTGTTCAATCATGCCTCCATTCCAAGAGAACCCAGTAACCCAAGGAGAGGTAGCCCCAGTATTGCCCTGAATCCAAACGCCACGCTTAACTGCTACCATCGTGTTATTGGAGCAATAGATTCCTTCAGCATTAGCATTAGATGCAGCGCCACCCTCTGCATTGTAGTAGAGTCCGGTTTGCCAGAAGTTGATGGAGTTATTGAGGATATGGGTGTTAACGCAGGACCGACGAAGACGAATACCTGAACCAATCATATTGGCCCAAGTCCCGCCAAACGCTCCGCCCGAGATATAGCAGCTATCAATCTTGGCATTCCAAGCACTTTCAAGGTCAATACCAGTAGCCCAGTATCCAGCATCGCTAGAACGCACACCTACATTGGAGATAAGTGGACCGTGATTGTAGTGAGTGGAGGTAGCAACGGGGTCGCCATAGCTAACCACGATGGCCGTTCCAGCGACAACCGTAGATTCAAAGCCTAGGCTCTCAATTGTAACGCTATATGGCTGCTGAACACCCGTATTCTTGAAGGATAGATCAAGTCCATTTAGGCCAACACCAGATTGGGTAATAATGGAAACATTCGGGCCTTCACCGATGAAGGAGATATTAGCATCAGGGGAAGACGCCAAGGTAATAGCGGCAGAAATCTTGTAGTTACCAGCAGGGAATACAACAGAGCCCCTACCATTAGCAGAAACTTGGTCAGTTGCAGCTTGGATAGCTACCGTATCGTTATGGGAGCCATCGCCCAAAGCGCCGAATTGACGGACGTTATAGGAGTCAGTTACGGGGCGAAGCCAGCGACCAACGCCAGTATTGGGGGCGATTACAGTTCCTCCATTGTCATCCTCAACAGACGCGCTACTATAGTAGAAGGGACCGCCGCCACCATCGCCAATCGTGTAGTATCCAGAGACATTTGCGCCATAACCCGTAGAAAGCTCAGTAACGTCCTTAGCCCTAAGCCCGGTAATGGTCAATTGCTCGCCACCATTCGTAGCGAAGCTTGCAATGAGATTAGCCGTTATGGTCCTCTCTGTGCCTGAGAATGCCTGATTGATAAGAAACTTGTCGCTTGCAGCAAGAGAAGTAGCAGCCGGATATGAGGAAAGTTGGGGCATTTCTTTGGTTATTTAAGAATCGTAAGAATGGGAAGTCCGGCTTGGTCTGTAATTTGTTCGCAATTAGAATCAAGTAAACCCGCTACGACGTAGAACTTAGAAGTCTCATTGGGGGTTGATACAACAAAATAATTAGTATCGTTGCAATTTGTCTTAGGGAGATCGGGGGCGTCGGGGCTAATCTTAACGCTAAGCGGGAAACATTGACCCTTATCCTCATCGGTTGGCGTCTGCGGCTCGCCGCAGACGCAAGTAGATGTAGATTTAAGGCAGTTTGTCTTTGGTTCTCCAATTACAACTTGAGCATAGTAGTTACCTGAAATGGTTACAATCGCCCCGTTGGCGTCATAGGTAATCCAATAGATTTCAGCGGAATATACTCCGGGGGCCGGAAGTTCATCAAGAACGAGTCCAGAGTTATTGTGAGTAGTTGTCGTTTGGTAGGTCGTTCCATCGGCCCCTACAAGCTTACACCTAAGAACATAATCAGTTCCGGGGGTGATATTGCTTGTAATTGTAGGCTTGTGGTCGGAATCAAACGTATAGTCGCTGAGATAGGTAGAGCCGAATCCGAATCCATCTACGCTAAACGGGTCGTTGTCGTGGTAGTAGCCTCTACGTTGACTTGGACTAGTATCTCTGAAGTTAAAGAGGGCCGTAAACCTAGCAAACTCGTTTGCATCAATCCTTCCGTCTTGGTTATAGTCGGCAGAGTGATACTTGGAGAGCTTTACGATCTGGCTGGCTGGACGGGTTGAGTCGGGGGCAAACCCATCTTCAGTTGTGTCATCAACCTTATAGCATCCCGTAGTAACCCCGTCGTAAGTGGCTGCGACAAGCTCCACCATCCTTACTAGGTCAAGTAAGCTAAACTTCCAGTCTTGGTCGAGGTCTGCGGAGTGGTAGCCCATGTTAGGTATTATTCTTCACCATCTTCAGTAGAGTCTTCTTTAGCGGATTCAATCTCGTTGAGAGCGTCGTCCAAAGCCTCACCAGAGTCCTTTCCTTTCGATTTAACGCCATTTGACGTAGGGGTAAGCTCCATCACCTCAAGTTCAAACGAACAGGTCTCTTTTCCGTTTCTTTCGGTCTCGGTTTTGCTAATCCTCTTAGCCTTGCCGGTAAAGGTAAACTCTCCGTCGGGAATGTCCGCCCCTCCATCAATGCCAGAAACATAAAGAGTAGGATAGTAAGGCCCCTTTGATTCGCTTACGGTCATTGGCGATTCGCCCCTCTTAGACCCAAGATTAATAGTTTTAGCAGCCATTATAGTTTATGTTACGTTGTTCCCTGTTCCATAACAGGGCAAGCCAGCAGCGCAGGAGTCAAATACATTTTTCAATACCATGAAGGTTTTGGTCCCTAATCATCTCTAGCAGATTGTCGTCTGCCATCTTAAGTTGGTCGTAGTCCATTTTATTTATTTAATGAGATTGGCTGCGTGCAACATGGTATAGGCTGCGCTAACCCCACCCGCCCCTACAAATCCCCATAGAATC